ACATGGACGACACGGCAAAGATACTGTATGTGAGATGCTAGAAGCATATGGTTATACATTTCAGTCATCAAGCAAATTTTGTTCAGAACTTTTTATCTTTAACGACCTAAAAGACAAATACGGGTACGCTGACGAAGATGAGTGTTATGCAGATCGGCATAATCATCGTACTGAATGGTATAATATGATACACGATTATTGTAAAGATGATCTAGCACGTTTAGGACGTAACCTATTTGACAAGCATGATATCTATTGCGGGCTACGCAACAAACGTGAGTTTTTTGCAATGCAAAATGAAGAAATTTTTGATTGTGCTATATGGGTTGACCGTTCAGATCAGTTGCCTTTAGAAAGTTATAAGTCTATGAGTATTGAACAATGGATGTGTGATTACACTATTGATAACAATGCTACAATTGATCGCTTAGAAAAGAATGTTGATACACTAATCAAAACAATATTTAAAAATCGGGGATTAAGTCTCCCTGCTTCCAAACAACTCCATCTTTTTGCATAATACGCTGGCAGTTAGCACAAATAGTTTTTAAATTACTTGGACGACAGTTATTTAAATCACCGTCTATATGGAACACATTAAACTGTGCCAAGTACTTAGATTTAAATCCGCATTTTTGACAAACTGGTTTCTTTATATAGCCGGCTTGTTTCCATTTAGGTATTCCGTGATTGGCTCCATTGCGCAAACATCGCCCACACATTTTTCTGTAATAGGTTTTTCCGTCCTTTTTATAATTTATTGCCGCTGGACGTTGGCCGCATTTGCATAATGGTCGCATACTGTATTTAGCCTAGCCTTTTTGGTGCCTTTTTCTATGGTATTATACATACCTTTTCTTTCTTTGATGGTAAATACAAGTAATAAATTGACCCAATCCATAGGAGAATTAGAATGGCATTATCATCACCCGGAGTACAGGTTAGCGTAGTAAACGAGAGTTTTTACACACCCGCTGAACCAGGTACAGTTCCAGTAATATTTTGTGCAACAGCACAAGACAAAAAAAATGCTTCAGGGACAGGCACAGCATTAGGTACACTAGCGGCAAACGCTGGTAAGCCATATTTAATGACTTCACAACGTGACTTAGCTGAAACATTTGGCGATCCAACTTTTAGAGTTGACGCAAACAACAATCCAGTACACGGATCAGAATTAAACGAATACGGCTTACAAGCGGCATATTCATTCTTAGGTGTAAGCAACAGAGCATGGGTAGTAAGAGCACCAATTGACTTGGCACAGTTAGAGCCAAGAGCAAGTGTTCCAACTGCTGATCCAACCGCAGGCACATATTGGTTAGATACTACTACTTCATTGTATGGTATCCAAGAATGGAACAATGCGGCAATTACAGTTACAGGCGGACAGAGCTTTACTAATAAAACACCATTAGTATTAACAAATGTTAACCAAGTAACTGGGTCATTAAACGCTCCAGGTGCACCTTTAGCATCAGTAGGACAAATAGGCGACTACGCAGTAGTTGCAATTAGTAAGCTAGTAACAATTTGGTACAGAGCAGCCGACGGCGATTGGGTTGAAGTTGGTAGCGATGATTGGAAAGATAGTTGGCCAGCAGTTACTGGTGCAACAGCAAATCCAAGCGTAAGTGCAGGTACATTAACATTAAATGAAACTATTGTTACTGTAACAAACGGACAAACATTAGCTGAAATAGTCGTAGCAATTAACGGATTAGGTATTTCAGGAATACGTGCCGCGGCAGTAGATAATAGACTAGCATTATACAGTGATGGTTCAGTAAGTGGTGCAGATAGTACACAAGCTGGTCCAGTAGTTTTAGCACCAGGTAGTGCAAATGACGAAAGTGTATTAACAGCATTAGGTTTAACAGCTGGTAGTTATTATCCACCAGCATTACAAATTAGTAAGCATACACAAATTCCAACAGACTTTAAAGTTACTTCAGGCGCAACTGGTAGACCAACTGGTAGTGTTTGGTTAAAAACAACTGAGCCAAACTTAGGTGCTCGTTGGAGAGTAAAACAGTGGAACACTGAAACAAGACTTTGGGACGGTATTGAAGCACCAATGTTTAGTTCTGCACAAAATGCAATTTTAGAATTAGACAGAACAGGTGGCGGTGAAAACTTGCAACTTGGCAATATGTTTGTATTAACAAACGTTGCAGGAGATACATTACCAATTGCAACATTTAGATTGTACAGACGTAGTGCATCAGGCGCAACAGTAATTAAAACAAGCGTGTTTGAAGCAAGTTCTTTTTCAGCAGGAACATACAACTTGACACTTCAGTCAACAGCACCAGGTAGTGCAGACTTTAGTAACTTTGCGGCAAGTACTATTGCTGTAACAATGTCAGGTAGTGAAACAGCGGCAGAACAAGCGATTGCTTGGGCAACAGCAATTACAAGTGCAGGTATTGCAAACGTAAGTGCAGAAGTTGACGCAGAAAACAAAGTTATTATTAAGCACTCAAAAGGTGGAGAAATTAAACTAACAGATGGTAGTGGCGCGGCAGCTTCATTAACACTATTAGGTATTTCACCATACGTAGATGCAAACACAGGTACTGACTATGTAAGTTACGAGCCAGGAACAGATTCCGGCACAACTCCTTCAGTGTACAGAGCAAGTAATTGGTCAGCATTGAATTACACAGCAAGTGCTAGTGCGCCAACTGCTACAGCGGCAGATGGTCAGTTATGGTACAACTCAATTGTTGATCAAATGGACATTATGATCCACAATGGTACAACTTGGGTAGGTTACCAGTACAGCGGAGACGAAGCTATTAACTTTGGTGACGCGGCTCCTTACTACTCAGCAGTAACTTCAGACAAAACTGATCCATTAGGACCACTTGTTAGTGCAACACAACCAACTAAACAGTCAGATGGTTCTTTACTAGCAAATGGCGATCTTTGGATTGACACAAGTGATTTAGAAAACTTTCCAATGATTTACAAATACAGAAAAGCAACTGATGTTTGGGAATTATTAGATAAATCAGATCAAACTACAGAAAATGGTGTACTATTTGCAGATGCAAGATATGGTACAAGTGGTGCGCTTGGTTCAACAGCAGGGTCAATTAAAGACTTGCTAACTAGCAACTACTTAGACCCAGATGCTCCAGATCCAGCACTATATCCACAAGGTATGATACTTGTTAACACACGTAGAAGCGGATTCAATGTTAAGAAATTTGTTAAAAACTACATCACAACTGGCGATAAGAATTTACGTCATAAAGATGAACAAATGACAAATTACAATAAAGATCGTTGGGTAACTGAATCAGCTAACCAAATTGATGGTTCAGGTAGCTTTGGACGTAATGCACAGCGTAAAGTTGTTGTACAATCGTTACAAGGTATTGTTAATAATAACGATGAGATTAGAGATGACGAAGCACGTATCTTTAACTTGATTGCATCACCAGGATATCCAGAACTAATTGGTGAAATGATTAGTCTAAACTACGATAGAGGTTTAACAGGCTTTGTAGTTGGAGATGCTCCAATGAGACTAAAACCAGATGCAACTTCATTAAATGAATGGGCAACTAACGCTAAGTTATCAGCAGAAGATAATGATGATGGACTTGTAAGTAAAGATGATTATTTTGCAATATTTTATCCAGCAGGATTTACAAGTGACAACTTTGGTAACAACGTTGTAGTTCCAGCTTCACACATGATGCTAAGAACTATTGCACTAAGTGATCAAGTTTCTTACCCATGGTTTGCACCAGCAGGTACAAGACGTGGCGGAATTACAAACGCATCAGCAACTGGTTATATTAATAGCGAAGGCGAATTTACAACTGTTGCACTAAACGAAGGACAAAGAGATACATTATATGCACAAGGCGTTAACCCAATTACGTTTATTACAGGTGCAGGACTTGTTAACTTTGGACAGAAAACTAGAGCAAGAGGTAATAGTGCGCTAGATAGAATCAACGTAGCACGTTTGGTTATCTACTTACGTAGTCAGCTAAACACACTTGCTAAACCATATATCTTTGAACCAAATGATAAAATCACACGTGATGAGATTAAACAGCAAGTTGAAAGTTTACTTCTTGAGCTTGTTGGTCAAAGAGCCTTGTATGACTTCTTAGTTGTATGTGACGAAACAAACAATACTCCAAGCAGAATTGATAGAAACGAACTATATGTAGATGTTGCTATTGAACCTGTTAAAGCAATTGAGTTTATTTACATTCCGCTTAGATTGAAAAATACAGGCGAGATATCAGGACTATAAGATGATAAATACTTTTAACTTAGGAGCATATTAAATGGCAATTTCAACACTTTCAAAAATTACAGTGCCTTTAGCGAGCGGTGACTCCGCTAGTACCCAAGGCTTGTTGATGCCAAAGCTCCAGTACCGCTTTAGAGTGTCGCTGGAAAACTTTGGTGTAAGCACACCGACTACAGAACTTACTAAACAAGTAATTGATGTAACTCGACCAACAGTGGCATTTGAGCCAATGGAAATACATGCTTACAACTCAAAAGCATACTTAGCTGGTAAGCACACATGGTCACCAATTACATTAAACTTACGTGAAGATGTAAACAATGCAGTACAAAAACTAGTAGGCGAACAGTTGCAGAAGCAATTCGACTTTTACGAGCAGTCAAGTGCGGCAAGTGGACAAGATTATAAATTTACAACACGTATTGAGATCTTGGACGGTGGTAACGGTGCTAACACTCCAAACGTATTAGAAACTTTTGAACTATACGGTTGTTTTGTAACAAATGCTAACTACAATACATTAGCATA